TTTCAGTCTCCCGAATCATTTTGAGATTCGTTCTATACTGACGGAAAGATCTTAGTGCTTCGATGATAGTTTCAATTGCCCTCGTTGAGTAACTGTGGGCTGCTAATATTGCTTGTGTCATTTGTTAATTCCTCGTTTTTTCCAATTGAAATTTTACGAGGACGCATTTCTTCTGGAATAACATACTTCAAATGAATTGCAAGGATGCCATCCTGAATATCTGCTCCGTGAACTTCTACGTTCTCAGACAGCCTAAAGGTTCGCTTAAACTTCTTAGTGGAAATACCACGATGAATGTACTCACGACCTTTTTTAACATGCTCACCAGTCACAGTAAGTGTACGCTGGTGAACCTCTACGTTAATACCCTCTGTACTAAAACCAGCAACGGCAAGTTCGATTAGATAATCTTCGTCGCCTTCTTTGATAATATTATGAGGGGGATAGTGATCCTGAGCGTGCTTTGCAGTAAACTCAAGTTCATTAAAGAGGTGATCAAATCCCACAAAAGATGAACGTGGAAATAGTTGTTTCATGCCTGTCATTGTTTTCTCCTTTTTAACAGCAAGAAAGTTGTTGAGCCGGTCTTCCGCACTCAACATTATTTATCATATCATAGTTATCACTTTATGTAAACCCTGCTATAACTTATTGCCAATATTATATTTGGGACATAATTCCCACTGTTCTTTTTCTTTATAAGGCAGGATTTTAATTAGTCGTAATGGTGCACAATCTAGATTTGCAGCACCCTGAATCTCTACTAGACCCCAGTCGCTCATAAGTGTAGCAATTGTATTACGACGTTGAATATCTGATAGCTCTAGGTTGGCTTTTTTACCATCCAACATAAACAGTTCTTTAAAGTGTACTATAAAATAGCGACCTTGTTTATGCAGGATGTGACATGATTGAAATAGCTTTTTATCTTTACGAGAAGCTACGCCAATCCGTGTAAGTGTTTCACGAACCTTTAGAAAGTCATCTGGTTCGTTTAAGGTTATCTCCAACATATCTGTTGGAGCCCATTGAATAAAATTATCTTCTTCCACCTTTATTCACCTTCTGTTTTATTATAGTTATTTGTTCAGGTGACAGGAGGGGAAGGACTTGTTTAGCTTTCTCATTACTATAGCCATAATATTCTTTTACCACCTCAATATCACTCTCAGTTTCTGGTTTATTCCATTTCGAAAATCGTTTACGCTTTCTGATGGTATTTATAAGAAAATGATATTGAAGTTTTTTATCTAAGTGGTGGTATTGATTCATAATATTAGCAAGTTGAATCGTATCGTAGAAATAGCTTAAAGACCGGTTGGTCGTAAAGCCATTATAACCTTTTTCGGTTATATCGTCAACCATAATATCTTTCTTGGTATGGCTGACGCTATTTACATAATCAAATGGGTTCATAAGGCACCCTCGATACCACTGTCTTGCCATTTCCATTCAAGGGATTCTGATATCAGATTGTATAGCTCGTCAGTAGTATAGTCTTGAGTGTTAGTCTTTTTATTAATATGTTTATCGTTTACATATAACTGTGGAACTGTTTTGTGGCCTTTTTTCTTCATAAACTCTAAGGCTTTGGTATTTTCTTTAATATCAATAGTAACATATGTGTAACCAGTTTTATCCAACATGCCTTTCATAATATCACAGAATGGGCATGCCGGCTGGGTGTAAAGAATAATACTCATATGTTTCTCCTATTGTAATAGACCGATTAAGAAGTTATGAAGCAGCTTAAACATAGCAGCGTTATCATACACCAATAGCCATAATACAATTATACCAAATGTTAATCTCATTTGAAACCCACTTGTGCCATTATTTCAGTTAAGCATGCAACTGTATTTAGTTCTTTATCAGCGACAAATGCATCTTTATATTGATAATCTGCAAGAATTAATACAAGCTGTGGGATACTTTTACCTTCAATATATTCAAAGGCTGTGTCATATAGCTTACGGAATATGGCAGAAGTATCAACGTCCATATTGTTCGTAACCCATTGCCGCATTTTCTTAAAGTCTTTGGCTTTAAGATGCTGTATTAGGTCAGTAATATTAGAGTTATCGTTATTGGAAACATCAGCACTAATTGCTCCGGTGACAGCCTGTCGTTGTGCTTCATTCAGCGTTCGGCGCCAATCAGGTGCATACTTCGAAACCATATCCGCCACTCCCTGCGGGGTATGTTCTACACCTTCTCCTTCTAGTACTTGGATAAGACGCTTGAAGAACTGTGATGCAACTTCGGGCATATCCTTTTTAGCTGTATTGAATTCATATACACCACACCGAGAGTGTAATGGTTCGATAATACGATTCTTGAAATTACAGGTTAGGATAAACCGGCAATTGTCCGAGAACTCTTCAATAAATCCACGAAGAGCTGGCTGGGTAGATTGTGGATTAAGGTAATCCGCTTCGTCTAGAATGACTACCTTATATCCGCCTTGTAAGGATACAGTACTGGCAAACTGCTTAATCTTACCACGTAATGTATCAATGTTACCCTCTTCTGATCCGTTGATCAGAATATAATCCAACCCAAGCTCGTTACACATTGCCTTTGCAACGGTAGTCTTACCAAGACCAGGAGTACCGGAAAAGATCATGTTTTGGATCTCACCGGTCTCTACCATTTTCTGGAATGTATTTTTTAGAGCTTTGGGAAGGATTGTTTCGGATATTGTTTTGGGTCTGTACTTTTCACACCAAAGAAAATCTTTGCTCATAATATTATAATATCCTAATCTATTCTTCTGATGCGGCCAAATCCTGTTGGAACGTTTCGCACATTTGAATAAGTTGTACACATTGATCACGAAGTTGCCCCAAAGTGGAAAGCTCTTCGCCTTTTACTGCACCACGTTGGACCATAGTATCAACCACGGCAACCGATGAACGACACACACGATTTGCTAAGTCATATACCGGTGCATGCGATTCTAGTTCCAGTTGTTTATCATCACTCATTTTATTCTCCATATTTTGATGACTTTTCCAAAGCTACCCAGTAAGTCAGATTACCATCCTTACCAGAGAATTCGGAAATAAGTTCGTTAGAAATCTTAACTTGATAATCACTATTAATCATTTTAAGATTACTGATATTTATAATAAATTTAAAGCTTTCTGTATTATACCCTCCGTCCACTAATACAGAATAACTATTCGAAGTTGCGTTCTCAAGATCCACGACTGAGATCTTAATAGCTCCACCATCAGGTTCAATAACCATATGATCGTGTCCAAATGCTGCAGCGGATTGCTTTAGTGCAGTAAGTGTTTGTTGCGGTAAATCAAACCATACGTCCTCACTTGGTAGGACGATTGATTTCAAAGGACTGGTTAGCATTTCTGGGTCAGAGTAATAATATGTAACCATTGACCGGCCGGCATTACCACCAATGTTCATAAAGTTTTCTTTAAACATTACATTTGGTATATCTACTAAGTTAATAACCCGCAGAAACTCCGCCAGGTCATAGATACCCACTTGAGTCTCGAACTGTTCGGCTACTACAGCTTCAGCTAAAACGTTTCTAGCCTCAGACATGGTAGTGATCTTGTTTCCCGGCTTAATAACAATGTTACCATTAATCTGGGAAAAGTTTGATAGTACTTTAATTGTTTCAGCACTTATTTCCATTATTTAATCCTACTAAAGTTTTTCTCTTTTGTAAACTCCAAACGGTTGGCAAATTTACCGTCTAGCATTTCACCCTTGTGGCTGATAATGAATACGTTTGTATCATCATCCAGCGTGTGTACGATCTTCATTAGATTGTCTATACCTTCATAGTCCAATGATGAATCGAACGTTTCGTCTAGTATCAACAGGTTGGTTGATACAGAGTTCTTCATCTTAGCAATCTGTCTCCAAGTAAATAAAAGGGATAGATCGATCCTTTGCTTTTCACCCTCAGAGAAGGAGTCATATGAGAATGAATCACGGTGGCGCGACCTAATAGTCTCGGAGAATGATTCGTCTAAGTTAAAATGAATAAAGAAATCTAGTATCTGTAAGTAACGATTAATAAACTGATTGATCACTGGCAAGTATTGCTTAATGATCTTGGTCTTAATACCAGTGTCCTTTAACATTTCTAATATAACTGTATTATACGACAAAGTTTCGTTAATGTACATCCTATTTTCGAATAAATCTGCCTTTTCTTGATTTAAATTATCCAGGTCTGTACGTGCCTTAGCTACATCACCATCATTGCCGCGTATCTTTGATATGGCATGGGTAAGATTTTTAATCTGTCCTTGCAACCGTACGATTTCTCTATTGTTGCTAGATATAAGTGCGGTTTGGGTTCTGATCTCATTTGAGGTATCATTAAGCCTGTCAATATTCGATTCCACAATAATCGATTGCTCAGAGACATTGTCCAAAGCTTCCTGTATCTCGGATGCCTTAACTTTGGCGGTGGAAAGTTTCTCTTCTCGTAGGTCTGCACTAATATCTTGGGAACATGAGGGGCATGTTTCATTCTCCTCGTAGAACTTTGAATCCTTGACAAGGGTGCGGATTTTTTGGTTGAACTCTGCATTATAGTGGAGAAGCGTCTGTTTCTTATTGTGGTTCTCCTTAAGCGCTTCTTCAAGACCTTCTGAGAGCTTTTCAATGGCTTCGGACGCTGTACTATTTTCGTGCTGTAAATCCGAAACTGAGTCTTCGGAAAGGAAGATTTCGTTTTCTTTTTCTTCAATTTGGTCATTACTTAATGCTTCCACCTCTCGAATATACTTGGCTTGCAGATCGATCTTTTCTTTCTTTAGTTCCAGGTCATAGTCTAACTGACGAAGCTCCTCTTTTATTAATGAATTCTTTTCCTTTAGGATCTGATTCATTTTAGAGAAGATATTAATGTCCAGAAGATCCTCGATAACATCCCGACGGTGTTGTGCCGGGAGCTGCATGAAAGGAACAAAGGAGGAAGAGCCCAACACAACAATCTGGTGAAAGCTTTTATGATTTAGCTTTAGGATGTTTTGTTCAAGGATCTTCTGGTACTCTTTAGCATGTGACGACTGATTCAAAAGCTGGTCATCTTTCCATATCTCGAACTTCTGTGGCTTAATACCACGAACAACTTT